CTAAAAGAGCGGATAGAGAAGAATGAACGTGATATTGCCTGTCTTAGGGACGGTCATGATTGGGGACGGATAGGTTGGAAGCTTAATTTTGACAACCACAGCATGAGCTATATATCTTTTTTTTGCAAAAGATGTGGTTATGAGACTATACGTGCGGGCAAGAAGTCCCATAAGGCGATTAAGTTAATGCTTGATTTAAGAGATTATATACGTGTCAATTAGTCCACCGCACAATATATATGGATTCCACAGGACTCTTTTTCATAAGTACTTATAGCACAAGGAGATACGAGAATGAAGTGTACAAAGCGTAAGCAAGTCATTAAGAAGGAAGTTGCCCCACGCCATCTATCATCGGCCGACCTTGCCGTATTGCGTGTTATGGCGATTGAGCGAGGGTTGGATAGTGCAATACCCGACAAGATTCATCCAGAGTCATGACTAAAAACTGCCCTGAGGCTCAGGAAATTCGGGAGGATAAGATTTTAAGGAGCAAGAGAAATGACCTTCCTTGAATGGTTAGCAGACGAACTTGCCAAGACTGACGGAGATATAGAGATAGGGTTTGATGAATACGATAGTTTATATGATTTAACGCCGGACGACAAGTGATAGATTTAGAAGACCCAAAACTAAACGAACAGCTTATGCAGGTTGACCCAGGTCGTTGGGCGGTATCCTGTGGGATAAAGCTCCAGGCCAACAAGTTCACCTTCAGTGGCTTCGAGTACCAGATAGAGCCGATGAGTTCTATTGCCCGTAGAATCTGTTATATGAAGGCAAGACAGAGTTTTGGCGCTACTACCCTTGAGGTTCTCAAAGACCTTCACGGCATGATAAAGCACAAGTACAAGATGGGCGTAGCACATATTTTCCCAACTAACGACGAAGTGGGAGAATTTAGTAAGTCTATCTTCAAGCCTTTGATAGCGGACAACAAGACTTTCATAGGTAAATACGTTAAGAACGTATCTGGCGGAACAGATACTACTTCGTTAAAGAACGTCTGTGGGGCTATGTTATGGCTTCGTGGTGCAAGGTTAAGCCAGAAGGTCGGCGAGTCTACCGAAAGCACATCTTCCAAGACTGCCGGTTTTTCAGCAGATAAGTGTGTATTTGACGAAGTAGACTTCATGGACCCAGAGGCGGTTATTAAATATATCCGAAGTATGGGTATGAGTCCTCACCAGCATGAGGTATATCTTGGCAATCCATCCCACGAGGACTTTGGAATAGACCTAATTTTCAAATCTTCTGACCAGCGATATTGGTTCAGAAAATGTGGGTGCGGCCACTGGACGTGTGCGGAGAAGTCTTTTCCGCAGTGCGTAAAGATTCGTCCTGACGGTACAGGATATGTGGGATGTGATAAATGTGGTAAGGAAGTACCCGTCTGGGCTGGTGCTGGTACGGGGCAGTGGGTTCCCGACTTCCCAGAGAAGTCTAACTACATGCATGGATACATGGCAAGTCAACTAATGACCCCATTCAACGACCCTGCGGAGATACTTGCCGAGTTCGAGAATCCGCCATTTGGCAACTTGGGCGACTTTTGGCGACTAAGGATGGGAAGGGCATACTCCAATAAGGACGAGAAGCTAAGAAAGTCCGACGTTCTGGCATGCTGTGGTAACGATGCTCAGGCCATGAGCCATAAAGGGCCATGTGCAATGGGAGTGGACGTGGGCAAGATAAAACATGTTGTCATCGGTGTCAAGGTTGATAAGAAGCGATACGAGATACTTAGGGCGTGTAAGGTTGATTCTTTTCAGGACATTGCCGACTTAGCCAAGAGATACAATGTAAAGAGTACCGTAATAGACATTCGTCCATATGAGGACGAGGCAAGGGCCTATCAGAAGGCTTGTAGGCAGAAGGTTTTTCTTTGCGACACAAAGGACATACAGGTAACCGATTCGACATTCAATGAAAATACAGGAGTTGTCAGGGCCGGCAAGACGGAGATGTTCGACCAGTCGCACAGGTTCATTATGCAGGGCAAGATTATCCTTCCCCGTCAATGCCCAGAGGTTGAGGAGTTCGCCAGACAGTATTGTAACTGTGCAAGGTTCGAGGAGAAGGATAAGAGAAGGGGTATCACAGTAAATAGATATAGACCGACTGGCGACAGAGAAGACCATTTTAGGGCAGCTACGAACTTCTATCTCTTGGCGGCAAGTGGCCACAGAGTAGCAACAGTTTCTCGGTATCCGAAGAAGAAACAGTTAACAGTAGACAATCAATACAAGAGGACATAATGACTCCAGAAGAAATTATTGACTTAAGGAACAGAGAGTTATCTGCACAAGGAAACATAAGGAGTCTCTGGCAGGATACTGCCGATAAGTTATATCCGTATGTCAGTATAACGTCTGAATATGCCGAAGGTTCTTCGAGAACAGACGATATATTTGACCAGACTCCAATGTTAGACGCAGAAGATATGGTCTCTGGTCTGAAGCAGATACTCCTTCCATCGGGTCAGGTATTCTTTGCTATTAAGGTGGGAACTAACAACGACTTACCGGATAACGTACAGAGATATATCTCCATGCTGACAGAAGTTGCCCACGACCAGATATTCAACTCTAACTTTATTACGGAATTTGATGAGGTTTTAAGGTCATTGATTATATTCGGGCCGGCAAGTCTGTACTCTGAATGGACACCGAAGGACGGACTTAATTATCGAAACGCCGTAATAGGAACATTTCAGTTCTTAGAGAATAGCAAAAAGCGTGTAGACGGTATTATCATAACAGTACAATATACTCCTCGGCAGGCCATACAGGAGTTCGGCGAAGACGTTGGCGAGGAAGTAGTTAAAGCATCGAAAGACCCTAAGAAGAATAACGATAAGTTTGAATTTATCTATCTGATTCGTCCGAGAGAGGTTATCAATCCGAACCTGTCAAAGTCCGTATCAAGCAACATGGCGTGGGAAGAGACTGTCGTAAACGTCAAGGAAAAGAAAACAGTCCTTGAGAGTGGCTATCCTCAGTTCCCGTATCATAGCGCAAGATGGAAGCGTCCCGCAAACGAGAAACATGGCAGGGGGATAGGCACAGAGATAATGCCCCAGATAAAAGTTCTCGAAAGAATGAACCGAGACTTTAACGAGGTGGGTAACAAGTGGGCTAATCCCGCAAGAGAGACTCTTGAGTCATTTGAAGGCCCATACAGGACTTTCCCAGGCGCTGACAATAGAGTACTGGAACTTCCCACAAGTAGAGCAATAGACCAGGGACTTAACGGCAACTTCAACATTACAGTAGAATCATTAAAGATGCAGAGAGAAGTAGTCGACAGAGCTTTCTTCAAGAACGCATTTAGTCCACTGGAAGACTTAACAGGCGACCGAAGAACTACCCTTGAGATAAGAGAGCGAATCCGTCAGACATGGCCGAAGATTGGCCCACCGGTAGCGAGAATCTGGCAGGAGCTTATGGTTGGCATGGTGGAGCGGTCTATACTCTTACTTATCAGGAATGGAGTTGTTCCTCCTCCCCCAGCAGAACTTGAGGGCGTGAACTTCGGCCTTGAGTTTGTCGGGCCATTTGCTCTTGAGCTTAGAAGTATGCAGTCGAAGGCGTTTCAGGAGTGGGCGCTTATTGTCGGGGAACTGGAACAGGTATTCCCAGGCGCAACTGATAATGTCGATGCTGATGATGCTATCATGCGTATGGGACGGACGTTGGGAGTCAATACCGAGGACATGGCATCTGAGGAACAGCGCAACGAGAAAAGGCAGGCGCGGGCACAGAAAGAACAGCAGCAGTTAGCTCTTCAAGCGGCTCAGGTTGGCGGACAGGCATACGGTCAGACTACAGGTGCGCCAGAGGAAGGTAGTCCTGCAGGTGCTTTAATGGGGACGAAATAATGACTGAACAGACAAGGTATGAAATAGTAGTGCAGCGAAACGGTGACTTCATTGACACCTTTACAGGCATAAGGCAGGAGAGGACACTTGCCCATCTATCTAAGTTCTGTATGGAGAAAAGATGTACCTTCGACAAAGACTCCGACAGATGGACAAATTTCAACGAAGGAAAGCGTGCAGTTATACTCGAAATCAGGCATTGGCTTGATATGGATATATCTAAATTAGAAGAGGATTAACATGAAAGAAACAGGATTAGCAGAGACCTCAGCGAAGACTACCCCTGCCCCAACAATATACCAGAAAATCGAACAGGACGAGACAGTGCCAAGGGGATATGTGAAGGTGATGGAAGTCATAGCGTATGACCCAGTAGGCAAAAAGACAAACGATGTAGGTAAGGAGACGATAATAGAGAAAGGCCGCAGTCCATACTTCTGTCAGGATAGTATCGACATCATTACGTTCAAGGAAAATAATCCTACGGCAAGAACAGAGACATTTTCTGTCCAAATGCCGGAACGAACAGCCATTAAGTACATCAATGACCCAAGGAATATGGAAGCATTTAAGGAGCGGAACAATGGATAATCCAGAAACAAC